TCGCCCGAGAGCGCCTGGGTCCGCACCAGACGCCGTCTGGATCGTCCAGCGCGGTACAGGGCAACCTCGTGCGATCCTGGGTTCTCGCTCTCGCCGGCGCCGCCGAGTAAGCTCTGGGGCATGGCGAAGCAGACCAACTCGAACCTCTCGCCGGCCACGGGTGCCGAGGCCATCTACGAGCTCATGCTGTTCCTGCGTGACCAGCTTGGGTTCACGATCACCCGCTCGGGCGACGGGCTCGCCGCCTTCGACGACACGGGGACGAGCGTCATCACTTCGCCGGGATCGGGCGCGAACGGGATGGCGAACACGGATGCGCACTTCACCGCGCAGGACCCGCAGGGGGAGTATGAGTGGTGCTTCCAGCGCAACTCGTCGAACACGTCCTGGGAGGTGGTGATCTCGTCGCTCGACGGCTTCACCGGCGGCAATGCGACGACGCGCCCGACGGCCACCGATGAGCAGGTACTCATCGACGGCACGCTGTTCGAGGGCGACGGGACCTACCGCTGGCACCTTGCCGGAGACGACGTGCCGATCGGCCAAACGGTCGGGGTCTACCCCTGGGTCGCCGTCGGTACCCTGAACGGTACCGGGGAGGGGCACACGTGGATCTTCCACGAGCCCATGCTGCCCGGCAGCTATCCGGAGCTCGCGGGGACGCGGTCGGCTCCGACGACCGGGGAGCCGGACCCCAGCGTCTACATGGCCGATTACAGCTCGTCCCCGGACGTCAAGTTCGAGTTCGGCACCAGCACCGGCGGCATCCAGGACATCCCCGGGTCCAACTGGAAAGGCTGGTACTGCATGAACGGGGTGAACAGCCAGACCGAGGCGTTCGTGGAGTGGTACGGGTGCCACTACCAGCAGCTCGACTCGTTCGGCGACCGCGCGTTTCCGGCGGATGGGGGCAGTAACGACGGCGTCGGTCCCGACGCGCGCGACGACTCGGACCCGATCATCCCGTTCGTGATCGCTCGGACTGCGCGCCTTGCGAGCCAGGTCGGATTCAAGGGGCTCACCGCGACGTTCCGGGTGAAGGGTGCGGACCGCAGCTACCCGGACACCGTGGACGTCGGCGGCAGCCGCTATATGTACGTCCGGGACGTCGCAATCCCCTTCGAGGACGGTGGCACCCCGCTGGTTTGATCCGTGGCGAACTTCACCGGACAGGACCTCAACACGCAGGAGATCGAGCCGGGTTCGCCCGGCGCGGTCGCTGCGCTCGGTATCGAGCAACCGCTCGATTCCGGGGTTCCTGTCACCCCGAGCGGGCTGAACCTCTGTGCCTCCGGGGTGGAGCAAGGTGGAGGGGACCAGACCCCGCCGACGATCGCGTTCACCCCGAACACGGGTGCCACGATTGCGCCGGCGGACACGCTGATCGTCACGGTGTTCGACAACGACCAGATCGAAGAGGCGCTCCCCTTCGGGGTCGCCATCTATGCGAACTATCCGACGCTCAGTCGGACCGAGCTCGTCTACGACGGGTCCGCCTTCGCCGCGCCATACAGCGGCTCAGTGGTCGAGACGACCCCGGCGCCGGGTCAAACGATCGAGTACACCGTCGGGCGCACGCCAGGGTGGACCTCGCATCCTCTCACTCTGCTCGTCGTCGCTTACGACGTCGCGGGCAACCAGAAGCTCGGCTCCGCGTCCTACACGGTCGACCCCGACCCGACGCCGCCGACCGTCGAGACGGAGCCGCCCGTCGTCGACAACTTCGTGCCGGTCCCGGGTACACAGCTCAACCGCAACGACTCGGTCAGCTTCGATGTCACCGACAACTCGGGAACCCTGGGTCGCGTGCTCGTCGCCGTGTCCTTCCCGGAGACGGGCGAGGTGGAGCTGGTCTACGACGGGGTCGCCTTCACACCGAAGTACGCGAACCAGTCGGTCCGTACGACGATCGCGCAGGGGTTCAACTTCGACCTCCGCCGGTTCGGCGGCTGGCCCGCGGCGGTCACTGCTACGATTCGGGTCTGGGCCGTTGACCCGAGCGGGAACCTCGAATCGTGAGTACCGACGCCAGCTACCCCGTATCCGATGCCGGGCTGCCCCTGGTCCCGATCTCGGGTCCGTCGCCGACGGGGCTCACAAACCCTGCGGCGGAGGGGGGTGCGGGGTTCCTGGGCAACGGGTTGCTCCGACCCTTCCGGCGTGACCAGAAGCTCGACTTCGCGAACGCCGCGGGGCTCGAGCTCGTCAGGTCGGCGGTGGGCCAGGTCCTCGGAACGCGCGCGGCGAGCGACACGATCCAGGGTGAGATCCCGTGGCGTACGGAGTTCGGGAGCCTGCTGTACCTGCTCCGCCACCGGAACAACGACATCACGACCCGAGAACTCGCCCGGGTCTACGTCGCGCAGGCGATCGCCAGGTGGGAGCCTCGCGTCCGGGTGACCAACGTCATCACCCAGCGCCAAGAGGTCCCACCGAACGGAGACGTCGCGCTGTCGGCTCGGGTCTTCTTCGACGTCATCGACCGCAACGTCCCGGGAAACCAGGTACTCCTCAGCGGCCTCGATGTGACGGTGCCCGTCGAGTAGACTCAGCGGGTCATGAGCCTCCTCGGGCCGAACACCGACTACACGGACAAGGATTTCGACAGCCTCCGCGCGCGGCTGATCAACCTCGTCCGTTCGGCCTTCCCCGACTGGACCGACTTCAACGTCGCGAACTTCGGGAACATCCTGCTCGAGCTGTTCGCGTACACCGGCGACGTCCTGGTGTTCTACCAGGACAACCAGAGCCAGGAGTCGCGCATCTCCACGGCTCAGCTCAGACGCTCGCTGATCGGCCTGGGCAAGCTGATCGGGTTCGAGCCGTCGGGTGGATCCGCGTCCACGGCGACACTGACGCTGACGTTGTCCGAGCCGCCCACGGGCTCCGTGACCATCGACCCGGGCGACCTGTTTAGCACCCTCGAGATCACGGACCCGGTCGTCTTCCAGGCGCTCACCGGAGCGACCATCCCGGCGCTCGCTGATCCTCCGACCGCGATCTTCACGGTGGAGAACTCACAGAACGCGAGCCAGTCGTTCAGCAGCAACAGCCTGCCGAACCAGGAGTACCAGCTCAGCGAGACGCCCTACCTGGAGGGGAGCGCCGTCGTCAGCGCGGCGAACGGCGCCTACACCGAGGTCGACAACTTCCTCGATTCGATCAGCACCGACCGTCACTTCACGACCACGGTTGACGAGAACGATCGCGTCACGATCCGGTTCGGCAACGGCATCAACGGAGAGATCCCGTCCGGCGTGATCGCGATCGACTACAAGACGGGGGGCGGTGCGCAGGGCAACGTCGAGCCGAACGCGATCCGCAAGGCGCTCAAGAGCTACACCGACAGCTTCGGTTCGCCGGTCCAGATCGCCAGCCTGGCCAACGTCGACGCCGCCAGCGGGGGGAGCCCGCGCCAGTCCATCGCGTCGATCAAGGAACAGGCGCCCGAGAGCCTGCGCGTGCTGAACCGAACGGTTGCCCGCGAGGACTACGAGATCAACGCCGAGGCGGTGGCGGGCGTGGCGCGTGCGCTCATGTTGACCAGCAACGAGCGTCCGTCCATCCCGGAGAACCAGGGGGAGCTCCACGTCATCCCGGAGGGCGGCGGCGTGCCCACGCAGACGCTCAAGGATGCGGTCCTCGCCCAGGTCACCGTGACCTTCCCGAACACGCTGACGTTCGTGGTGACGGTGGTCGACCCGGTCTACCTGACCGTCAACGTGCAGGCCACGGTCTTCCTGTCGCCGGGCCAGGTGGCCGCAACGGTCGACGCGCGCATCCGGGCCAACCTGGCGACCTTCTTCGCGATCACCAACGAGGACGGATCGCGCAACGAGAGCATCGACTTCGGGGCCAATCTGCTCGACGCCGACGGCAACCCGACTGGCGAGATCGCGTTCAGCGACGTCTACAACGTCGTCCGCGACACGACCGGCGTGCGCAAGATCGGAGACACACTCGGGAGCTTCCTGCTCAGCGGCGAACCCAGCGACCTGACGATCGACGTGTTCGAGTTCCCCCAGCTCGGCACCGTGACGCTCATCAACGGAGACACCGGAGCGGCGCTCGCATGACGATCGACAACGGTAGCTTCGAGGAGGCGCCGGCCGGTGGCCCGGAGTACGACGCCGACGGGTGGTCACTCGCGGTCGTGTCGTCGGCGGAAGAGTACGCCGAGTTCGCGCAGGGACCGGGCGAAGGCACGCTCGGGTTGGAGCAGTTCACGATCGGACGTGGCTGGGGTCTGCCCGTGCCGCTGATCGCGGCGTTCGCGGGCCTGTTCGACGACCTGGACCCCGTCACGTTCGGTGGCTTGTTCCTGGAGGGGTTCGACGTCGACTGGGGCTCCGGCACGCAGTTCCTCTTCGGCTCCGTCCCCTACGACCCGGCGGAGTTCGGTACGTCGCTCGACGTGTTCGACGGGTTCGAGGACGACTGGCCGTCGCCGCTCAAGTCTGCGTTCGTTGCTGCCGACCTGGACGACGCGCTGTTCAACGGTGCCGACACCTTCGACGACCTGGAGGCGGGCTGGGGCTGGCCGCTGATCGCGGCGCCGACCTGGGACTTCGCGTTCTTCAACGACGGCCCCGCGTCGCTGGTGCAGCACGAGGGCTTCGAGGGTCGTCGCTTCAACCTGACGAACGTCACTGCCGACCCGTCGGCGGACACGTTGGAGACGCCGGCCGCGCACAACCTCGTGAACGGCTGGCGCATCCAGGTGGAGGTCGTCGGGTCAGGTACGTTGCCGGGCGGGCTCCAGGCAGACACGTTCTACTTCGTCCGCAACGTGACGGCGACGACCTTCCAGGTGAGCAACACGCTGGCCGGACCCATCATCGACATCACCTCGAGCGGAAGCGGGGCGCTGGAGGTGTCGCACGACCCGGCTGCGTTCTGGATCGACGAGGTCACCTTCTAGGAGACAGGCATGGCTCAAGCCGACTGGACATTCTGCGCAGACAGCCTCGGGAGCGGGATCGTTCGCCGGGGCGCCACCGCGGGCATCCCGCGACCGAGCGGCGGTGGGACCGGCGCCTACGGCTTCAACTCGGTCGACCTGGCGTCGGGCGCGGTCGCGCTGTTTGCGAACCAGGTCAGCTTCGCGCCCATGTCCAGCGGTGGTCGGATCTCGGGTGCCATGAAGCGCCTGCCGTCCGGTGGCATCCAGGGGTTCGCACCGTTCCTGTTCATGAGCCTCCAGGGCGACAGCGTGAACGACAGCGCCTACATGCTCGGGCTCGGCGACGACGATCCGGCGCACATCATCCTCCGCAAGGGCACGCTCGTCGGTGGGCTCCCGGATCTCGCTGCGGACCCCCCGACCAACGACATCCTCATGAGGTCGACCGACTCGTTCCCCGAGGACACCTGGGTCCACCTGCGCATGGACGTCATCGAGCAGGGTTCGGGCGACGTCATCGTCCAGGTCTTCCAGAACGACCTCGACGCCAACGATGTCACCTCGCCCGTCTGGGTCCAGATCGCCGGCATGGAGGGACCGCAGTCCCCGACGATCGATGGGTTCGTCGACGACGCGCTCGGCATCAACACTGGTTCGCTCCCGCTCGTCGGCGGGCGAGGCGGCTTCGGGTTCGAGGTGAGCGACGTGACCCGGCGGGCGGCGTTCGACCACCTCGAGGTCGCCCGGCAGACCTGATAGGAGACACGCATGGCCCTACCTCCCAGCACCGTCAAGCGCGCCACCGACCTCAGCGGCGATGACTTCCGCACCTTCGACGATGGCGGCGTCGAGGTGCAGGGTGTCGCGCTCGTCGGCGAGAACGGCGAGCACCTGGGCGGACCTACCGACCCGCTCGTCATCACCGATCAGGCGGCCACCTTCGACCAGACGGGTGCCACGGCGGAGAAGCAACGGGTCTTGCTCAACGTGCCTGGCTCCCTGTTCGAGGTGACGGTCGTCGTCGAGTCGGGTACCCCCGCACGCTGGCTCCACCTGCACGACGTGGCGGCGCCGATCGCAGGCGGGGAGACGCCTATCGACCGCGTCTTCGTGCCGGCCGGTGAGCAGGGCAAGAAGACGTACCGCATGGCGGGTCGCCCGTTCGCGACCGGTATCGTTGCCGCCCTGTCGACGACCGCCGGTCAGACCACGCTGCCCGGTAGCGACGAGGGCTTTTTCCACGGCGAGTTCCGAGCCACCTGAGAGTGATCCGTGCTGCTCCTCCTCAACAGCTCCGGGGTTCCCCCGCTCAACGGCGTCTCGCCGTTCGAGAAGGACCGGGGACTCCAGCAGGGGCGCATCGCGGTCAGCGACGCGCCGGCAGGGAGCTACGTGTTCGAGCTTGGGCACAGCGCGAACGAGGAGGTGTCCCTGGACGTCGGCGACTACGCCGAGGTCAGCCGGTCGGTCAACCTCGACGGGCAGGCGGCGGCGGTGCGCCTCCGTGCTGCGATCGTGCCCCCTCCCGACCTACCGTCCGGGCTCGAGTGGGAGTTCTCCGGGCGCCTCAACGGCACCGTCCTGTTCAGCCGGCGCGTCGTCGCCGATGAGCGCAACCTCCAGCTCCTCGACCTGGCGCTCTCCGCCGCCGACAGCAACCGGCCGGCGGCGGACACGATCGCGTTTCGGCTCGAGGTGGTCAACGCCTAGCAGGGGGGCCTCGTGGCGCTGATCAAGTTCCCCAGTCTCCAGCTCGACCTCGTCACCGAGGACATCCTGGACGCGGCGGCGGGTGCGTGCGTCTCGGGCAACAGCGAGCCCTTTGCGCTCGCCGACGGCGAGACGCTCGATGTGGAGGTGGACGGTGGACCGACCCAGGTCGTCACCTTCAACGACCCGGACTTCGCCGACATCGCTAACGCCACCGCGGCGGAGGTGGCGAACGTCCTGAACGGCGCTCTGACCGGCGCGAGCGCGGCTGACGTCGCTGGCACCGTGGTCATCACGTCGGACACGTTCGGTGCGTCGTCCAGCGTGGAGATCACCGGTGGCACCGGCGCGGCCGCCTTCGCGTTCCCCGGTGGCCCTTGCACCGGCACGGACGCGACCGACGCGACGCTCCTCATCAACCGCGACCCGGAGCCGGGCGAGGTGGAGGTGCCGGTCGACGCCACCATCACCCTCCAGATCCTCGACAGCAGCGGTACCCCGACGGCGCTCGCCGATATCGGTATTCAGGTGGAAGGTGCGGACGCCGTCCTGGCCGGCGTGATCCAGCCTGGGTTCGACGGCCCGGGCTCCGGGATCACGCTCATCGATTCGGCGACCCGAGAGGTTGTGCTGGTCCCGACCACGGCCTTCACCTCGGAGCAGGTCGTCGACGTGGACGTGACCATCACGGGTCCGCGTCCGCTGTCCGAGTCGTACTCGTTCACCGTCGTGGACCTGACGGTGCCCCAGGTCGTGGGCGCGCAGGGACGGGACAAGACCGTCGTGCGGGTGTCGTTCTCGGAGTCGGTGCAAGCCGTTGACCCTACGGCGGCGAACGACGCGCTCAACCCGGCGAACTACACCATCGACCGGCTCCAGGCGCCGAGCGTGGCGGTGGAGCCGGTGGAGGTCCTGCCCGTCGTCGGCAGCACAACGGCGGTCGACGTCGTCACGGACATCGAGCTGACGTTCGGTGCGCAGTACCTCGTGACCGTCACGGACGTGGAGGACCTCGTGAGCAACGTGGTCACCCCGCCCACGAACAACGCCACGCTGACCGCGTTCACGCCCCCGTGGCCCGCGGGGCGGCGGTTCAACCTCATCGAGTTCATCCCGCAGATCAACCGCACCGAGGACGTCACGGAGGACCTCCTTCGGTTCGTGAGCATCATCCAGGAGGTCACGAACCTGCTTCTCTGCCTGATCGACAAGTGGATCGAGATCCTGGACCCCGACACCGCGCCCGAGGACTTCCTGGACGCGATGCTCTGCGACCTGGGCAACCCGTTCGACTTCGTGCTGACCGAGATCGACAAGCGTCGCCTCCTGCGCCTGCTAGTCGACATCTACAAGCAGAAGGGAACGGCGTCTGGAATCATCAACGTCGTCAACTTCTTCCTCGGCGTGGTCGTCACGATCGACGTCTACAACGGCGAGGGGTGGGTCTTGGAGTCGGCCGACAACCCGACCGCCGACGGTCAGAGCCCACCGGCCGGACCCGGCCAGGAGCTCTCGAGTGCGGCCGAGGAGGCACCTGACCCGGCGTCCCTGGGGCCGGGGGAACAGCGGCTCCTCTACACCTTCGACATCATCAGCCCGATCGACCTGACCGACGAACAGCGCGACCGCATCCGGGAGCTCGCCGAGTACATGAAGCCGGCGCACACTCACCTGAACCGCATCATCGAGCCGGCGACCCAACCGGCACCCATCGATCACCTCGAGCTCGGGGCTTCCGAGCTGGGCGGCGCGACCGCGCCCGGGACGTGGATTCTCCACTGAGCCCGAGCCTGCTACCGTAGGAGCACTGAACCATGGACCGACGAGACTTCTTCTTCCGCCAGAAGGTCACCGAGGCCGAGCTCGACGGCGCGTTCGACGCGGTCGAGAACGCCCTGTTCAACCTGGCGCTGGACTGGGGGATCGTCGGGATCACGACCGGCGCGGAGGTCACCGAGAACTCGGGGACTCCCAACCTCACCGTCGACATCGCCGGTCCGGCCACGATCTACGACCAGCTCGGGCAGCGCATCTCCTGGAGCCCAGGGCAGGACCTCGACGCGAGCGTGGACGAGAACTCGGTCGCGACCGCGGTGACCACCCCGGGCAACGAGAAGTGGCTGAGCGTCTTCGCCAAGTTCGTCCGCACGCAGAGCGACCCACGGACCGACGGCGCCGGTGACCCCCTGTTCTTCGAGCTCTCCGAGAGCTTCGAGATCGGTTTGGTGCAGGGCGCGGAGGCCGTCGCGCCCACCGCTACCCGACCTCCGCTGGAGGCGGACCGGATCCTGCTCGCGGACATCCGTATCGTGTTCGGCACGACTCAGATCCTCAACGCCGACATCGACACGACGCGACGGCAAGACGCCTTCGTGTTCAGCGCGGGCTCGGTGGACGTGCGCGCCGGCACGGCGGAAGAGGCCCTCCAGTCTCTCGTGACCCAGATCGGGATCTCGGCCGTGGATCTCTCGGACGACACGGCGCCCGACGACGGCGCGACCCTGGTCGGGATCGACGCCATCGCGGGCAGTCCCGACTCGATCTCCCAAGGCACGGTTCAGACGGCGATCGCGGAGCTCCTCGGCTTCGTCAACGTCAAGGCCGCGCTCAACCTCGTGCAGACCTTCACGGCGGCACAGAGCTTCGAGACGACGATCGGCCTGGGCGACGGGACCCTGTCCACCGACGCAGAGGCGACCACGCCCCGCATGAACATCGTTGGGCCGTCGAGCATCGTGTCGCCGTACTCGCTCGTCCTCGAGTTGGATTCGATCTCCAGCGTGGGCAAGGCACGCCTCTACGTGCGAGGCGGTTCGACCAGCAACGAGCTCGTGATCACCGTGAATGCCGAGTGGGTCGAGCCGGCGGCGCAGTGGCAGCGCGACACGGCGGGCGTGAGCCAGAAGTTCACGTTCACCAGCGGTGGGGGACTCGAGCAGCTCCGTCATCAGGAGAACGGCGCGACGTGGAGCGACAGCTACACGGGTCCCGCGACGGGTGGCGGTGGCTGGGACAACCGGGTCCGCACGCTCTACGGCCTCGACGGGATCGTCTCGACGAACCAAGTCGCCCCACGGTGGGCGCTCGAGAACGGGATGCTCGAGCTCCGTGACCCGCAGACCGGCGGCGACGCCGATGCGTACTCGAACCTCGCGCGGTCGGCCACACCGCTCAAGAACATGCTCTACGCCAAGACCGTCCCGAAGGCGTGGGGCACGCTCGGGTCCGACGGCGTGGGCGGGATCTCGTTCCAGGACGGGTTCAACTACACTGCGTCGATCAGCGGTTCGGTCTTTCTGATCACCTTTGGGCAGGCGATGGCGAACAGTGCCTATTCCGCCGTCGCCAACGCCCGCGGAGCCGTCGCGGCGATGCAGGCGGTGTGCGACTCGTTCCTGAGCGGCAGCTTCGAGATCGAGGTCTGGGACGGCACGGCCTTCACCGACGTGTCGTCCAACGTGCGCAACGTCCAGTTCGTGGTCTTCGGTGAACAGACTGGCACCTGAGGAGCGATCGATGATCACGACGCACGACAGCCACGACACCCCGGACCGCAATCAGGTCAACTTGGGCGTGGAGATCCACGGGTCGACCATCACCGTCCGCGGTGGCGACTTCACGGTGGACGGTCAGGAGCGCACGCTCGAGGGGGACTGGACCTTCGACATGGCCGACCGCCCCGAGACGACGAGCCTGGTCGGCTACCTGGCCGTCGACCGCGGCGACGGCGGGGTGAAGGTGGTCGTCGACGAGCGCCTACCCGACGAGCCCCCGGCACGGTTCCGCAACCTGCCCGAGTACCAGTTCCTCACCCGCCTGTTCATCGCCACGGTCCCGGGCAACGCCACGTTGCCGGGCGACGCGGTGATCCGCCACTTCCGCGTTATCCCCCGACCCGACAAGCCCGAGGTCTAGCCCATGCCGACCGCGATCAACCTCCGCAACAACGCCGCCAAGCAGGAGCAGGTCACACGCACCGCCCGACGCAAGCAACGGCGGCAGCAGCTTCGACAGCGCACGTTCGAGGAGCTCACTCCCGGGCAACGCCAGCTTCTCCTCAAGGAGGTGGCGATCCGGCTCGGCATGATCGCCGACTCGGACGACGGATAGCGCCCTGCTACGCTGGGCCTAGGGGAAGAGGAAGTGCGAGCGAGTCAGCATGTGGGACGTCGCGTCGGGGGTGCTCGAGAAGGCGGGGGTCGTTGCCCTCTTCTTCTTCCTCTCGCTGGTCGGTGGCGCCTTCCTCATCCGCTGGTTCGTCAAGAAGCTCGCGGAGGAGTCGCGGCTCCGTGTCGCGGCCGAGGAGCGCATCAACGCGATCGTCGCCGAGGAGAGCGCCAAGCGCGCCAAGGTGCGGCTCGCACATGAGCAACAGCTCAACCAGATGCGAGCGGCGCACGACGCGGAGATTGCGGCGTTGCACGAGGAGCGACGGATCGCAGCCGAGCAGTTCGCGCAACGCCTCGAGGAGCTCCAGGAACGACGCCTCGAGGAGGCGCGAACGATCGTTCGCGAGGTGGTCGAGAACGCGGGCGCGACGCGACGGTCGATGGACAAGATCTCGGACGTGCTGGAGTGGCTCAGGATGACCATGATGCGCACGCCGCCGACTGGAGTTCGTGATGGGTGACAGCACGTACAAGCTCTCGGACCTGCCCGCCGAACACCTGGCCGGCGTGCCCGACGAGGTCGAGAACGATCGAGCCGAGGACTACGGTGACGAGGTCACCGGCGTAACGCAGCTCATGGAGGAGATGCGCCTGTCGCTCCAGACGGCCGAGGACAGCGCCAAGCGCGCAGCCGACAAGGCGAACGGGTTGCGGAGGTCCGCCAAGCGCAAGCGGGACTCGGAGCGCAACCTCCGCGCCGCCATCCATCGCGCGGTACGCCCCCCGCAGGCAGCCAGTGGATCAGCGGACTGAGAAGCGGCTCAACGCCACCTGGAAGACGCTGACGCTCATCGGCGCGATCGCGGCGGCGGGCTTCGCGGCGGCGACGTTTTTGTCGAAGTACCAGACCCAGGACGACGCTCGGCGCGAGCACACCGAGATCCGGTCCGCGACCACGACCGGTCTCGCGGCGGTCGAGCACGACGTGGAGGCAAACGAGGGGGAGCTGCGGCAGCTCAAGATCCTCAACGTCCGCATGGCGGCTCAACAGGAGAACCAGTCCGATCGGATGGAGCAACTCATCGAGCTCCAACGGCCAGCGCGATCGCGGCGAGCGCGCGCGGCCCAGGAGCAACGGGTCGACGAGCTCGAGCAGCGCATCCAGCGGCGCGATGCCGTGCTCGATCGTGCCGGGGGCGGTGAAGACGATCCGCTGGTACAACTCGAGGGACTCTGATGCCCGTACCCAACCAGGCCATTCGCGAGGCGGTGTTCGACCGATCCGCTCTCTACGACGTCAGCGCGCTCCTGCGCACGCACCCGCGCAAGACCTACCGCCAGCGCAACCCGGCCAACATCGACTCCGTGATCGTCCACAAGAGCGGGGCGAACGGACCACCCGGGCTCCGTGGTCTGGAGGCGTCGGTCAACTTCGTCGTCGACCACCGCGGTTGGCCCGGTGCGGCATATACCTTCTGGCTGTCGCGAGAACCCGACCAGGACACCGAGGGCAAGCTGGTCATCTACCGGGCGCACCGCGACGACGTGCGGAGCTACCACACCGGCGGACGGATGAACGACGTCGGTGTCGGCGTGGGCGTTCAGGGGAACTACGACGGCGAGTGGGACCTGCTCTCGCCCAACCTCCCGCGCGTCGATCGCGAACCCACCGAGGCTCAGCTCGTGATGCTCGCGGATCTGGTGACCTGGGCGGAAGGCAAGTATCCGCGGTTCGTGCCCGGCCGCGAGCACGAACACGACGACGACTTCGGCCTGACCGGGCACTGGGAGCACGGCAAGGCCGTCTGTCCGGGGGACTTCCTGCGACTCTGGGTGATGCGCCGGCGCGGCGAGGTCCCCCACGACGGGCACCGCCCGGTCGCCCCACCTCGCGTGGAGCTCGCGCACGCCGTCGATGAGCTCGACCTTGGCGCGATGGGGCCTCGTGCGTTCCAGAAGTCGCTCGCGCTGCTCGGTTACGACCCGGGACCGATCGACGGCCTGGTCGGCTACCGGACGCGCTCGGCGCTCGAGCGGTTCCAGCGCGACCACGGGGTCGCCGCGGACGGGTGGTTCGGCCCGTTCACCGCCGCCGCTCTACTGGGCGCGCTGCGCGAGCGGGAGAAAACCGGCGCCGGCCAGTATCTCGACGCCTCGATGATCGACACGC